ACTTGGTGAAGGTCGGTTGTTCGATTCAGCCCCCCGCAACTATTGAGTATTAATTAAAAAAATGACACGATTATGAACATTCTTACATTAAGCATCAAACAGAAGTATTTCGATGAAATCTTGGCAGGCAAGAAAACCCACGAATACCGTGAAATCAGACCAACTAACGCTAAGAAGTATATCACTTACCTATGTGGCGGTAAAGAATATCCGGCTGATGCAGAACTGCCTGAAGAAGGTGAGGTAGAATTGAAGCCTATCAAGTACGATGCAATCAAGCTTCTGACAGGTGCATATACAGGTAAACGTCCTTATATTATCGTTGAAGTGAAAGCAGCAGAAGCTGTTATTCTCACAGATGAAAACGGTAATGATATTGTTTACGAACATCAAGGCGAAGAATATCTTGCTGCACAAATGAATTATACTTTGGGCAAGATATTAGAAAAACATATAGATTGATTTGTTTAATTTTTAAAATTAGAAAGCAGAGTCGCAAGAAGAATTAACAGAGTAGCCGGGCCTCGCAGAAATATGAACGGTGCAGGGGCTGGTGGTAGATTGGTTGCCAGACGTAGCGGTGAAGCTGGTACATCACAGTTGGGGTCACGCAGACAGCGTTATAGTGACCTTCGTACTTCATTTGGTTTAAGTGGTGGCTAGCTATGAACAAAGTAGAACAAGCGAGCCAATATATAGACCTCATTCGGGTAAAATCGAATGAGGCTTTACTGTTTTTATCACTTGGTAAAGATTCGCTTGTTCTGCTTGATTTAATCTATCCGAAGTTTGACCGGATTGTTTGTGTGTTTATGTACTTTGTTAAGAATTTGGAACATATTAACCGTTGGATAAACTGGACTAAAGCCAAGTATCCGAAGATAGAGTTTGTTCAGGTACCACATTGGAACTTAACTTATATTCTTCGTGGAGGTATGTATTGCGTGCCTAATCCGAAAGTGAAACTATTGAAGTTGGCAGATGTGGTAAAGGCTATGCAGCTTAAATACGGATTGTACTATACATTCTTAGGCATGAAGAAAGCCGACGGTATGAATCGTAGGCTGATGCTGAAAGGATATGAGGCAAACGGTTACGAGAATAAGGGTATGGTTTATCCTTTGGCTGATTGGACACAAAAGGATATTCTTGCTTACATGAAGCAACACAACTTACCCGAACCAGTTAGATATTCATTGAAAGCCAGTTCGGGTGTCGGTTTTAATCTTGACTGTATGCTTTGGATGGAGAAGAATTACCCACAGGACTTACAGGGAATTTACAAAGTTTTCCCGATGGCTGAAAGAGTGCTTTGGGAGTATCATAACAAATAAAATTAATAGGAGGAAAGCCGAGTTAGAAGAAAATCAGAAGCCCAACTTGCAGAACAAGCAAGAAGAGTTTATAGCAACATCAATTGGAACAGAAGCGGTGCTTATGCCCGTGCATATAGAGTAAATCGTGCATATCAGAATGCAAGAGCGCAGCAGGCTGCAAGAGGTTTAAGCAATGGCTAACATGGAACTGAGTAAATACATAAAGAGTGAATCGGTAGAACTTAATCGTTCTGCCATTCACTTCGCTGATTATAATCCTCGAAAACTTTCTGATGAATCACGTAAGACACTAAAACGTGGTATCAAGAAATTCGGATTGGTCGGTGGAATTGTCGTTAATAAGCGTACTGGGCTTACCGTAGTCAGCGGACACCAGCGTTTGTCTGTCATGGACGAATTACAAAAGTTTCCCGATAACGACTATCGCATTCGTGTCGATGTCATTGACGTGGACGAACAGCAGGAAAAGGAGTTGAATATTCTAATGAACAACCCTAATGCACAAGGTTCTTGGGATTTTGACGCTCTTGCCCGTATTGTTCCTGATATTGACTGGAAAGATGCAGGATTGACGGATGCCGACTTGAATATGATTGGGGTTGATTTTCTTTTGCAGACCGAAGAAGAAAGCTCCATTGCTGACGAACTGGAAAGCATGATGTCGCCTGTAACAGAACAAAAAGAAGCCGATAAAGCCGCCAAACAGTTGGAACGTGCTGAAAAGGTAGCCCACATGAAAGAGGTCAAGCATCAGGTGAAAGAAAACGCACAGAAGCAAGCTGAGAACATGGATGCCTATGTGATGTTGTCCTTCGATACCTATGAAGCTAAAGCCGCTTTCTGCGAAAGGTTCGGGTATGAACCAGATATGAAGTTTATAAAGGGAGAAGTTTTTGATGAACAAGTAGAAAGTATAGATTAATTATTGGGAGGAAAGCTGAGTTAGAAAGAAAACATATAGCCAGTTATATCAGCAGTCCAGACGAATAATGTACAACGCTGGAAGACAATACGGGTTAGGTTCTGCAAGACAAAGAAACATAAGGGATAGAACGAAATCTATAATGGGAAGATATGCTGAGAAAATAGATAGCTATTTCTCAAAAAGAGGAGTTGATGTCTATGGAAACAAGCCAATTTCTCGCCGTGTATATATGGGTAACAATAACGGTTAAAATTATGATTGGCGATTTTATACTTTGGATAAGGAATGTTCTAAAGCAAAACCTGTTTTGTGTTCATCATTATGTTTGGAAAGGTAGTGTGATGTTCTCTGAGTTCAGGTATGAACAATGTGAGAAATGTGGAAAATTAAAGAAGTAATATGAGCAATAGTGAATCTCAAAATAGAAAAGGTAAAGGAGGAAGAAAGCCTAAGTTTGATTATACAAGCGAGGAATTTCTTTCTCTCGTGGAATCGTATGCCAAAAAGGGATTCACTGACAAGGAAATTGCTTATGCCATAGGGATTTTGCCTCAAACATTCTGCGAAAAGAAAAGTGAGTACACCGAAATATCCGAAGTCTTAGCGCGTGGGCGCGCGACAATCAATGCCACTGTAAGGGCTAAATTCCTTGCAATGGCTCTCGGTGGCATAAAAACCAAAAGCACCGTGGTAAGAAAGCTCCGTGATTCAGAAGGGAATTTGACGGGCGAAGATGAATTACAAGTAAGCGAAAGCGAGTTGGCTCCTAATTTGCAAGCAATGTCCGTTTGGCTGTACCACCATGATGAAGATTGGAGAAAGATTGAGCGCAAACAAGATGAAGACGCTGATATTCCAACAGACATAGAGCATGGCATCAACATTGATTCTTGGATTAAAGACAAGCTGAAATGATAGTACCTCAAGAAATTTACCATCCATTATACGAGGATAAGGAAAAATTTATAATTCTTATTACCGGTGGGCGTGGTTCGGGAAAGTCTTTCAATGCTTCTACCTTTATTGAGCGGTTGACTTTTGAAATGACTCCCGTAGAGAAAATAGTTCATCAGATTCTTTACACCCGTTACACGATGGTTTCTGCCGGTATGTCTATCATCCCCGAAATGATGGAGAAGATAGATTTGGACGGTACCACGAAATATTTCAAGACCACAAAGACGGACATAGTCAATAAGATGACTAAGAGCCGTATCATGTTTCGGGGTATCAAGACTTCTTCCGGAAACCAGACAGCAAAACTGAAATCCATTCAAGGCATTACGACTTTTGTCTGCGATGAAGCGGAAGAGTGGACAAGCGAAGATGAGTTCGACAAGATAATGCTCTCCATTCGCAAGAAGGGTATTCAGAACCGAATTATCATTATAATGAACCCATGCGATTCCAATCACTTCATCTACAAGAAATACATTGAGAAAACTCACAAGCTGGTAGAGATTGACGGTGTGCAGGTTCAGATTTCCACTCATCCGAATGTGCTCCATATCCATACTACGTATTTTGATAACTTGGATAACCTTTCTCCTGAGTTCCTGAAAGAGGTGGAAGATATGAAGGTGAGTAATCCTGAAAAGTATGCTCATGTGGTTATCGGCCGGTGGGCTGACGTTGCAGAAGGTGCTGTGTTCAAGAAGTGGGGAATTGTTGACGAGTTCCCGGCTTGGGCAAAGAAAATTGCTTTCGGGCAAGACTTCGGTTATACGCA